CTTCTACTTCTTTCTTTGAAGCGAGATTGCCGATAGAGTCAATCACAATCATCACGTGGTCGCCACGGTGCAGTTCCTTCATCTGCTTCATAATATCAAACTTAAGTTCTTCGATATCCGTAATAGGAGTATGTACAACAGAATCAAAAGGAATACCGTATGATTTGAAATATGATTGTGGCGTTCCGAACTCAGAATCATAGAATAGAATAATGCCATCTTTGTACTTCTTTAAAAATGATGATGCTAGTAACAGAGCAAATCCTGTCTTGAAATGCTTCGAAGGACCTGCAAGCATGGTCAACCCAGGAGTGATACCTCCGTCAACCGTACCTGAAAGCGCAACGTTAATCATCGGTACAGATGTCGGGATCATATCTTTCTTAGTAAAGATCTTGCTGTCCGCTAGCGTGTCCGTGAACGCGATTGTGCTATTTTTTATCAACTTATCTCTTAAAGACATATTACCTCACAGTTTGAATATAGAATTAGGATCAATCTCAATCATACCTGACTTTTTAGGTCTACCGCGCTTTGCGGGTTTTGGTTGTTCTTGTTGTAGCATAGTTTGTTTATTTTGTAAACCGATATTAGCAGCGATCAATAACAAAACTGCTAGCGGATCAAACACCAACACCAATATGATGATAACCCAGCGAACAGCGCTTTCTAATTGATTCTTGTCTGCGTTTGAATAGATCAGTTCAGCAATATACTTTAAAGGGCCAACCTCTGCCTCGAGTTTTGCTTGTTCAACAGAAAGTTTTGTCTTTTCATCTTGCAGCTTGTCGATCTCGTTTAGAGACTCGCTTATGTCTTTTTGTAAGGTTTCTCTTTCAGGTTTCTGTACTTCACGTAACGCTATGGCACCGTCCTTGCCACGAAGGCGCTGTGCATCCTGAAGAACCTTTACGGCGTTATCCAATTGCTGAATAACAGTTTCGGCGTCTGAAATCTTTTTATTTTCACGATCTATTCGTGAATCTATTTGTTGAATAATTACAGTGTTGTCAGTCGCACTTGCAGTTTGTTCTATGTGAGCTCTAGATAGGAATCCAAATATGCCCATGCTCGTTATGAACATGAGAACAACGACTGCCATTGTTAGATAATATCTTAAAAATTTTGGGGCGACATTCCAATTTTTATATAGCCACGATGCCGTTACTACTTTTCCTATTTCTAGGACTGATCCCATAATCACCACAGGCCAAAAGGATGCAGCGAATATAGCAGTCAGACCTATAATAGAATACCAAGCGGCGACACCTGATAACATCAACGCCACAATAAGGGCTATTATGTCTATCATTGCTTAATGTATGCCTCTATCTTTGCTTTAAATTTCTTGATCTTGTCAGCACGATCTGGCCAGTAAATGTATTCCTTTGAAGGGTCTGTCATCAGATTATTCAACAAAGGCATAATCATCTTGACGAGGCCATCCATCTTTGTTTGCATTTGTGTAGTCGTCATTTCTAACTGACTAGATGTTTCTTGTGCCTGGCGTTCTTTCTCTTCAAGTTGTCTTGCAAGAGTTTCTTCGATACTCTTTAGTTCGGATTCACTGACAAGTGAAAACCCGAAGTCATCATCTTCGTTTAACTTAATCATGAGTCACTATCCAATAAGGGTCCTGATGTAGTATCGACACCCACGGTTTGAATTTTAGGAACTTTAGGTTTCTCTGCATCGACAACTCTCATTGCCTCATGCCATCCTCTTGCGTAACCGTCACGGTCACCATCTTTATGACCCACATTATATCCCTCTTGCCATAAATCGTTCATTTGAAAAAATCCTCTACTGTAATCGTCTGTTCAGTTGTCCAGTTAATAGCTTTAAGAATATTATCGAGAGGGTCAATGAATGACTTCTCGAACTGCATGTTATAGTCAATGTAATTCTCGAGGTTCAACTGCTTAGGTAGAACCCCAGGGACAGATATAACAGTGTCATGAACTGGATTGGGCAACTTGAGATAAGCGAACTTGATCTTGTCACCTTCAAATATTCTCTGATACTTATTACCTAGGTTATTCTTCTCAAGCAAATTGTTGTAGAGGAGAGCACCCTTCACATGGATAGGAGTTCCCTTCTTGTAAATTTGCATAGAGTCGATATATTTATTGACTCCTCTGCACCCGCGCGGAAATGCAACCTCTTCGAAGGGAAGATCGTTGAACTCATTACGTGTCTTCTCAATGAATGCGTGTAATGTGTCCTGATCCTTGTTCATAATGATACTGAGAGCTTTCTTGATGACAGTACGAATGTAGGAAGGAGTCGAGGATCTGACTGCTTCGATACCCTGCATCTTTAGTTTAGGCTCTGCGTACTCGACGCCTTCATTGTTGAATACGTTGAGAATGTAGCGCTTCTTGGCAACCCATATGCCCTTGTTGGCGATTGCCTCGCGCTTCATCTTCATTTTCTGATCAAATGCATTAACATAAGTAGCAAGTTCTTCATAGCAACGATCAATATAAGGTTCGAGTTTATCCATGCAGACCTTATCAATGAACCTTGAGATGTCCTCATCAGTCGCAGGTTTACCTCTCTGTGTAAACACTGTGCTGACCAACTTATCAAGTGTAATGTACATCGAATCTGTATCGCACGCCAGAACATAATCTACATCCTTTGTCTTGAACAAGTTGTTGAGATAGAGATTTATCTTCTTCTCAATCCAGCGAATAGACAACTGGCCAGATAGCGTGATTGCAGACGCATGGTTCATGTCGAACCAACGGAAGTATTGATTACCCAATGCACCATAAGCAGAGTTCAACTGAATTTTCTTTGCCATCTGCATATTGTGATAACGTGCAATGTCCTTGAAGGATTGCTCTGAGTGTGTCTTCTCGTACTCTTTCTTTGCGTCAATCATCTTATTTTTAAAGACAACACGGTCGTCGTACATCTTTTGCATCAACTCAGCGAGGAACCCTTGCTTCTCGTTGCTGTAAAGACACAGATTGGCAGCGATAGCACAGCCCTCGAACTCATCACGAATAGAATCAAGTTTACCTGCCAGAATGTCATCTACGTTAATGTCATACGGAAGTCGCTTCACAAACGTATCAGGCGAGATGTTATACTGCATGATCAGGTGCGGGTACAGCGAGTTCAAGTCAAACGATACAACCCACTTGTGCAATCCAACCTGTGGTTCCTTGACGAATCCACCAGGGAGTTCATCCACGCTCTTGTTGTCTGAAAACTGTGGGATGACGATTTTCTTATCAAGCAAATAGTTGTGAATGATAACGTCCCACGGTTTCACGGAGGCAAAAGTATCTTCAAAGTTTACCTTGGCGTCATATGCGAGAGCGTATACCAGTTCGATCAACTTCAACTTGTCGTCCAGGCGAGTGACCAGATCAACGTCCTTGATATTATACTCTATGAACTTCTGAAAGTCATTACGATATAGATCAAGCAGCGACTCGTATTCAGAGTAGTCGAGTTTACGCTCACCTAGTTCCTCAAATGCAATGTGACCAAGTGAGTATGACTCTTGCTGAATATACGTGAACTTGCGATACAGATGTAGGTAGTCAAGAACAGACACACCCATAGGACGATACACCTGCGTCTTGTGACCACGCGACTCGACTTCGTATTGCTCAAGGATCTTCCAAGGGGACAGTTTCTTTGCTTCCTGCTCGCCTAGAAGTTTTGTGATACGATTTACGAGATAGGGAATGTCGAAGAACTCAATGTTCCAACCTGTGATGATGTCTGGGTTCCATGTGTCCATGTTCCAAACTTTTACGAAGTTAGAAAGAAGAGTATACTCATCCTTACACTTTAGATACTTGATCTTCTCGTTATTGCTCACGAAGTCGCCACACCCAAGGACGATATACTCATCCTTGCTCTTGAGTGTGATGGCAGTCACAGGGTTATCTGCCTTTTGAATGTCAGGGAAACCTATGTCAGATGCAACCTCAATGTCTATTGTGACCACATTGATCTGTGCAGGATCATAGACGATTTCGCCGGGATATTCTTCATAGATAAACGTATAAGGAAAGCGATCAAACCCATAGACGGTCATACCCGCAACGTCCTTATAGGTCTTCATGAAGTCACGCGCTTCGCTGACAGAATCAAACATCAGTTTGTCAACGGGTTGCCCGTGCATTGTTTTATACTTGGTGTTGCCTGTCTTGGACGTGATAAAAAGAGATGGTTCGTATGGAATAGATTCCTGAATACGCTCACCATTTCTGTAACCACGAAGAAGAATGTTGTTACGAATTAAATTAACACTAGTGTAAAACTTCATTCAAATACCTCCTATATATGCCTCATTATATCATAAGGCATAAACATTGCAAGCAAAATTAATGGGGGCCGAAACCCCCATTAATATCATTGACCAAATAACCAGTCGGACTCTTTGTCAGTATATAGTGTCAGTATCACCATTGACTTCTCTGTTCATAGGACATACGGTCCCACTCACGCTGTAGAAATTCAAGATGCACCTGATCTGTTGCCTGACTTAAAAAGGCGTTCATACGATCTTCATAAGAAGGAAATATTCTTTTCATGAAGTTCTTCAACACCAAAGCGCGTATCATTTCTGATACTCAGATAGAAACTGCTTCGTACTGTCAGCCTCAACCTGATCTAAAGATCCGCCATTATCATTGATTTCAATTTTGCGAGGCTTCTTAGAATCAGGTATAATATTCTCTAACCACACCTTCAACATACCGTTGATCAATTCAGCATTCTTAATTTCAACAGTGTCGGCGAGAGAAAATTGACGAGTGAACGCACGATCTGCAATGCCCTTGTGTAGATAGGTAATGTCAATACCATCCTTTATAAGGGTATCAAGAGTAGTGCTACCCTTTACGGTTAATGTACCGTCCTGAAGTGTAAGCTCAATATCATGCTTACCAAAACCTGCAACAGCAAGTTCAAGCACATACTTGTTTTCACCTACCTTCTTAATATTGTATGGTGGGTAATTGAGTGCAGCCTTTGTGATTTGCTTCTGTGCTGCCTCGAGATTTTTAAAGAGTGTATCGAAGCCAATAGATGAAGGGAGAAGTGACTTCGAAAAAGCAAATGGATCGTAGTAATCCTTAGACATATATGCCTCCTAATTTAGCAAGGTTTATGTTACGCTTCCCGTTATGGCGAAGCTATGTTGGTTGCGGGAGTGGGATTCGAACCGCACGATTTCCAGGGTATGAACTTGGTGAGATGACCGCTTCTCTATCCCGCAATGTACATTATATATACGAATTGTCTAAAA